GCGTACGAGATCGCACTCAAGGTCGCAATGATCGTCGCTGGCTCGCTCAATCCTGCGGAGCCGCGGATCACCGCGGAGTCAGCCGGATGGGCCATCCAGTTCGTCCGATTCTGGACGCGCCGCGTCATCGAGGACGCCCGGCAACGCATCGTCGATCCGGAGTTCGCATCGCAATACGCCGCGGTCAAGGGCGTGCTCGAGAAGTTTGGGCATGCCGCTGCCGGACGCCGGCAGATCGGGCAGTTCTGGCGCGGATGGGCGCGCCTGCGCAAGCACGAGCAGGACGCGATCATGGACACGATGGTCGCCAACGGCGACGCCTTCCGCATCAATCGGAAAGGTCAGCGCGGACCAGCAACGGAAGCCTGGGTGGCGCGCCAGTTCGCGCCGGAAGCGATGGTTTCGGATGTGGAGGAAGGCGCGGAGGAAAACCAGTGTCTACGGGTATAACCCGCATTGGAATGCGGTTTTATTGAAACCTGTAGACAACCCGCAGACAAAATGTCTACGGGTATAACCCGCATTGGAATGCGGTTTTATTGAAACCTGTAGACAAAATCGAGTTGTTCGCGCAACTACACAGACCGCCCATACATATGGGATTTCGTGTTTGTCGCGCGCTCACGCAAAATGTCTACATGTTTCGTATATACATATATATATCAATAACTTAAATCAAAAATACCCGCAGACAAAGTGTCTGCAAGTTGTCTACTAGTTTCTGCGGGTTTCAAGAAGGTCTACCAAAACCGCATGCTGACTCTCCACCTCCCTTGGCCCCCATCGCTCAACCACTACTGGCGCAGCGCCGCCGCTGGGCGCGCTGTGCGCGTCTATGTGAGCGACGAGGGCAAGGCCTATCGCACGGCTGTCCAGCGCGCCGCCGCCGCGTGGCGCGCGCGTGGGGGCCGGCAGGAGCCATTACGGGGCAGGCTTGCCGTGCGGGTCGCGCTGTTCGCGCCGACTCGGACTGAGTACGACATCGACAACCGCCTCAAGGGGCTGCTCGATGCGCTCACCGCGGCCGGCGTCTGGTTGGACGACAAGCAGGTCGATCGGCTTGAGGTCGAGCGGGGCGAGGTCGTGCGCGGCGGTGCGTGCACCGTGGCGATCCTGGCGATCGAGGCGAGGGCCGCGGCATGACCGACGCCGCCCCCATCGAACTCGACCATCTCCCCGCCGAGTTGCGTGCCCTGGCGGAGAACATGGCCCGCGTTGGCGCCGCCGTCCGCTACTACGGCGGCTTCGGTGCGTTCGCGGAGTGGGGCGACATGCTCGAAACGCAGTCCGCGCCGATGTGCCGGGAGATCGCGGGGCAGCTCGATCGCATGCGCGGGAGAAACGCGTGAGCCAAGGAAGCAGCCCACGCGCGGCCATGATCCACGATCTTCGCATGCGCGTCGGCCTGCGCGCCGACGATGCTGCAGCAGCCGCCGATTTCTTCGCCGCCAAACTGCGGGAAATGCGCAACGAGTCGATCCGAGCTGCCGTTGAGGCCGGGGTCAACAAAAGCCAGGTCGCGCGCATCTACAGCGTCGATCGCGCCGTCGTCATCCGTGTGTGCCGGCAGCCGCCAGGCCGCGTGGGCGCGGGTGTGACTAGACCACCTACCTAGTCACACCCCATCCCGTACATCGTCCATCTCGCGACAAGCCGAGAGTGTCGCGGGCCTTCACCCCCGAACAACCACGGCAGCGCGGGCCGAGCTTTCCGGCGTGCCGGCGCGGTACGTGTCCCCGTGAGTGGGTTGATCGGGATGGCGCGTCTCGCGATCTCCGGCTTGGTGACCGCGCACCAACACTGAGGCAGCAGATGGCGAGAACAAAACCATGGTCGACCCCCGCGACATCGAGGTCGCGGAGATCCGCACGTTACTGCGCGAATGCCGCGGCACGACATCCGCGCCGCTCAAGCTCATCCAGCACCGGCGCCTCATGGACGCGCTCGCGCGGCTGCTCACGCTCTACGACGAACCGTCGTCCTACGCGATGGAATTGCGGCGGCTTGTTCGCCGTCTATTCCGCGACGGCGTCGAGTTCAAGCCACGCGTGCCGGCAGCGAAATGGTGGGTGCGCGATCGCGAGGCGTTCGACGCCACGCTCGACGAATTGCGCCGATTCCTTCGCCTTGAGGACTGACGCGTGACGCTCGAGCCGCAGCACATCATTGGGATCGTCGCGCTCATCAGCTCCGTGCTCGTCTTCGCGCTCGGCCTGTACATGAACCGGAAGTTCAAGCAGCAGGACGACCACGAAGACCGCATCCGTGATCTCGAGCTGCAGATGGCCTCGCACTACCCGAACCGCGACGCCGTCGACGCGGCGGTCGAAAAGGCGATGAGCCCTCTGCGCGAGTCGCTCGGCAAGCAGGACGCGAAGCTCGATGAAATGAGTTCGCTTCTACTCAAACTCGTCCACAACCGAGGTATCGCATGAGCATCAAGAACAAGAACCTGCAGCGCGGTATCGGCTGGCTGCTTATCGCCGTGATCGGCTTCTACGTGCTTGGCTATCTGCCGAAGTTCGGAGTGCCGGAGTACACGGCGCGCGCGCTCGGATCGTTGTTCAAGATCGCCGCTGTCGTGTTCGGCAGTTACCGCGTGTCGCGCGACGTGTTCAAGATCGACCCGAGTCAGACCGCGGACCCGACGGCGTTCGCCCTTCTCCAGCTGGCGCGCGCGCTTCTGTGCGGCTTGTTCGCGGTGGCTGTATGCGTCAGCGTGTAATGCGCGCCACAGCGTGGGTCGTCGTGCTGTATGTGGTCGCCTTGGCGGGGATACTCGCTGCGGCTTTCGCGCAGCCAGCGCACGGCGCCGAGCCGACGGTGCCCGCTCGCTGCTGGCAGTACCAGCGCGAGTTGGCGTCCCAGGCACGCGCTGTCTTCGGACTCGATGCTCCGATCGCCGATCTCGCAGCGCAGATTCACCAGGAATCTGGCTGTCGAGCAGATGCCACCTCGTCGGTCGGTGCGCGGGGCCTCACGCAGTTCATGCCATCGACGGCGACGTGGCTCGCCGCGAAGTATCCGACGCAGCTCGGCCCCGCCGACCCGTATAACTGGCGCTGGGCGATCGCCGCGCAGGTGCTCTACATGCACGAGTTGACGCGCGGCAACCCCGGCGCGACCGAGTGCGACACCTTTGCATTCGGACTGTCGAGCTACAACGGCGGTGAGGGCTGGCTGCATCGCGATCAGGGCGTGTGTCGCGCGCAGCGCGCGCCCTTTCCGGGCCACTGCGCGCCGTGCGAGGCAGACCGGTGGTTCGACAACGTCGAACTGTCGCCTGACCCGCGCCGAGCCGCTGCGGCGATCCGCGAGAACCGCGGCTACCCGCAGCGGATCATGTTGCAGCTGGCGCCGGTCTACACCGACGCCGGCTGGGGGCGTTCGATCGCGTGCGGGGTAGAACCGTGATCCGCGCCTGGCTCACGGCGAATGCGCTGTACCTCGCGCTCGGCGCGCTGCTCGCCGTTTCGACCTTCGCCGGTGTGCAGACGCTGCGCCTCGCGAACGCGAAGACCGAGATCGCGCAGACGAACGAGAAGATCGAGGCCGCGAACGCGAAAGCCGAGAAGGCCGCGCGCGAAACGAACGCGTCGATCCTCGACACGATCTTCGCCGGCGCCGACATGTACGAACGAGGTAAATCCGATGCGCAAGCTGAATCTGACCGCGTTGTTGCTGGCCTCAACGCTGGCACTCTCAAGCTGCGGCGCGAGTGGGCCATGTGCGAAACCGGCCGTTTGGCCGACGGTGCCGCCGCTACCGCCGAACTTGGCGAAGCCGAGCGACGCCGGAACGAAAGTGCGGGCCGAATTGTTCGAGCCACAGACGAGTGCGTCGCCGAAAAAGCCGCTGTAGTCGCCACGTACAACGGCGTGCGCGACAAGATCAACAAGGGCGCGCCGTGGTGAAAGAGCTTTCTCCGCGCCAACTCGCGTTCGCCGCCGCATACGCCAAGCATGGTGTGGCCGAGCGCGCTGCGGTTGATGCGGGATACAGCGACAAGACTGCCGGTGCGCAGGCGAGTCGTTTGTTAAAGAATGACGGTGTACGCGCCGAGGTCGCGCGATTGAAGGGGAAAGCGACCGCCAAGGCCGAGGTCGACATCGAGCGCGTCGTGCGCGAGCTGTCGCTGATCGGTTTCGCAGATCTCGCCGAGTTCGTCGAATGGGGGCCGGACGGTGTGCGGCTCAAGGCAAGCGATACGCTCGATGCGGAACGCCGTCGCGCGATCGTCGAGGTGAGCGAAGGCAAGTTCGGCGTCAAGATCAAGCTCGCCGACAAGAACAGCGCGCTTGAGAAGCTCGGCCGCTATCTCGGCATGTTCATCGACAAGGTCGAGCATTCCGGCAAGATCGAGACGACCGCGCCCGTGGTGAATCTCACGCTGACCAGCAAGGGAGTGAGCGGTGGCTGACGGCGGCTCCGCGCTCGACCTGCGTCTGCACGAACGCCAGACCGAGGCGTTCCTGTCGCCGGCGACGGAAATCCTCTATGGCGGCGCGGCCGGCGGCGGCAAGTCGCATCTCATGCGCGTGCTCGCCATCATGCTGTGCGCCGAGGTGCCGGGCTTGCAGGTCTACCTGTTTCGCCGGCTTTCGGACGACTTGTACAAGAACCACATGGAAGGCCCGGGCGGATTTTTCGCATTGCTCGCCCCGTGGATTGGCGCTGGCTGGGTCAAGTTCAACGCGTCCAAGAACTTCCTCGAATTCTGGAACGGCGCGAAGGTCTGGCTGTCGCACTGCCAGTACGAGAAGGACAAGATCAAATACCAAGGGCCGGAGATTCATGTTCTCCTGGTCGACGAGCTGACGCATTTCACCGAATCGATCTACCGCTACCTGCGCGGTCGCTGCCGTCTCGGCGGCCTGAAGGTGCCGGAAAAGTACGCGGGCAAGCTGCCGCTCGTGCTTGCGGGGTCTAACCCGGGTGGCGTCGGACACAACTGGGTCAAGGCCGCTTTCATATCACCGGCCAAGCCGGGCGAGATTCGCGAAATGCCGAAGGAAGAAGGCGGCATGCGCCGGCAGTACATCCCGGCCAAACTCGCTGACAACCCGACGATGTCCGAGAACGATCCCGACTACGCGGATCGTCTCGCCGGCCTCGGCAATGCCGCGCTCGTGAAGGCCATGCTTGACGGCGATTGGGACATCGTCGCCGGCGGCGCACTCGATGACGTCTGGTCGCCGCGCGTCATCCTGCCGCGATTCGCCGTTCCGGCCGGTTGGCGAGTGGATCGTTCGTTCGACTGGGGCAGCGCGAAGCCATTTGCGGTGATCTGGTGGGCGGAGTGCGATGGCACCGAGGCGACGCTGCCCGATGGCTCGCGTTTCGCGCCGCCGAAAGGCAGCCTGATCGCGCTGCACGAGTGGTACGGCGCGAAGGGGCCGAACGAAGGCCTGCGCCTGCCGTCCGGAGAGATCGCGGCCGGCATCAAGGAACGCGAGAAGCTTCTGACGGCCAGCCGCTGGATCACCGCGACACCGATTGCTGGGCCTGCCGACAACGCGATCAGCGCTGTATCGCAGCCAGGCACGCCGACCATCGCTGACGAAATGGCGAAGGCCGGTATTCGGTGGACCGAGTCCGACAAGGCGCCGGGCACGCGCAAGATCGGCCTCGACCTGCTGCGCGCGCGGATCAAGGAGGCCGGCAAGGAACGTCCAGAGGCACCCGCGCTTTTCGTCATGGATCACTGCCGCGAGCTGCTTGCGCACCTGCCCGTGCTGCCGCGCGACGCGAAGAATCCAGACGACGTCGACTCCGACGCCGAAGACCACGACTACGACGCGACACGCTACCGCGTGCTCGCTACGCGCCGCTCCGTCCGCACCGAACCCCTGAGGATTTGACCATGACGATCACGGTCGACCAGCGATCGCCCGAATCCGCCGCGATGCTGCCTGCATGGGCGCTTGTCGACGACCTGCTTGGAGGGACGGACGCCATGCGCGCCGCTGGCGAGCGCTACCTGCCGAAGCGCCCGCTTGAGGACGATCGCGACTACAAGGCGAGGCTGAACGCCGCAACGCTGCTGCCCGCACTGGCGGAGACGATCAAGAAACTTATCGGGCGCGTGTTCGCGGAGCCGATGCTGATCGGCGATGACGTGCCGCAGTGGGTTGACGACGAAGTGCTGCCCGATGTCGATCTGCAAGGGCGCAATCTGCACGTCTTTGCGCGCGAATGGTTCGACGAGGCGCTCGGCTACGGCCTGTCGCATTGCATCGTCGAGTCGCCCCGCGTCGATGGCGTGCGCACGCGCGCCGACCAACGCGCAGCCAACCTGCGCCCGTACCTGATCCGCATCCATCCGCGCCGCGTGCTCGGCTGGAAGGTCGTCGACGGCAAGCTGACTCAGGTGCGCATCGCATTCGAACGCGTCGTCGACGACGGCGAGTTCGGTCAGAAGACGGTCGCCCAGGTGCGCGTGTACGAGCCGGGCCACGTGCGCACATTCGAGGCCAGCGGCAAGGACGGCACCTATGTGTTCGTCGATGACGTGCCAACTGGACTCTCTCGCATCCCGCTGATCACGCTGTACACGAAGCGCACCGGCATGTTGACGGCGACGCCGCCGCTGCTCGATCTCGCGCATCTCAACGCCAAGCACTGGCGCGCGCAGTCCGGCAACGATGCGCTGATCGACACGGCATCCGTGCCGATCCTGTCGATCTCCGGTGTGCAGGAAGGCGACGACATCGTGATCGGCGCCAAGCACGCCGTGCGGTTGCCGTCCGGTGCCGAAATGAAATACGTCGAGCACACCGGCGCGGCGATCACCGCTGGGCGCGAGGCCCTGGCCGATCTCGTCGAG